TTATCTTTTTGTAAGTTTTGTAATGCCTCATGTGCCATTAACCGAGCTATTAAGTCTACATTTTCAGGTGTGTTTTCAAATGGTGTAGTTTGTCCTGTTGTTTGTTCCCATAGTTTTTGAACACCTTTATAAGCATTTACTAATGACTGTTTCTTTTCAGGTTTAAACGTACCGTCCTTCATTTGCTGTAATTCAAGATCAGTTGGTCTTATAGCATCACTGGTAACACCAATCATATCACCTAAACCAAATGGGTCTAACTCTGATCCTAAAATAGGTTCACCTTCGTTAAACTCAGGTACAATCATTTCATCAACTTGACCATCTTCTACAGTTGGTGTTTGTTGATTAGGCTGTTGTTGTGTTACTCGGTCTAAATAAGGAACGACATATTGCTGTATAGCCTCAGGGTTTTTAAGCCTAGTACCCAAATCCTCAACTATTCTTGTCCCTGTTTCCATAGGCCTAGAGCCTAGGTTCTTCTTAAGGTTCATAAGTGCTTGGGTTAATATAGGTTTATCGACAACATTTAAGTTATTGTCGTTGTTAACAGCCTCTATAAGCTCATCTGCAAAGGCTCGGTTGTCGTCTATACCTCGTTGATAATTAGGGCTATTCTGATAGCTAGGACGACCACCCATCTGCTGATTTTGTTGCATCATGCTTTGGTTTTGTGGGTTAGTTCTTGTGATACCGTTTGCATCTACTGCTGAATTTATAAATCTTATTAAAGGAGTTAAACCTCCTTCAGATATCCTACCACCTATACGAACTGAATCACGATATTGATTTATGTATTTTTGAAGTTCAGAATTAATATTAGGTTGTTGTTCAAGTAGTTGTAACACTTGCTCAACTTGTTCTTTTGTTAAACCTGTAGCATCTTCTACTGTGGCCTGAGGTGAACTAGGTGCAGGTGCTGCATTTTGATCATCTAACTGTGCATTCAATGCCTCACGGTCTTGTTGCTCTTGTAACTTCTGCTGTTCTGCAGCAAGTGCCTCTAATTCAGCTTTTTGTGCATCATCTATCGCCTGTTGTCTAAGACTTGGGTTGTTACCTAAGTCAATGCCTTTACCGTCTTTGTTTTTCTGTATGTAGTCATCTACTACTGACTTGTTTATGCCTCTTAGCTTATCAATGGCACGACCACCTGCGACAATACCAAGCTGTCCAAGTAAGGATGCTCCACCTGTGGATGCTCCTGCACCTAGTGATGCTAAAGGACGTAAAACTCTTTCAGTGTTGATTGCACTTTTGTCGTATCCAAGGCCACTTCCTATAGGTGAGAAGTTGTCAGTAATTTTAGATAGGCCTTGTTGATATCCTGAGTTGTGTAACTCAGTAAGTTCATTCATCTGCCTCATTAAGGACAGCATTCTTTGACCTTCAAGTGTGTCACCTGTAAGTCTAGTTATAGCGTCAAACTCTTGTTTACCTACAGTACTTTTAGTCTTGTTTCTTGCCTCTCTTTGACCTGCCTGAGCTAACACCTTGTCAATAACAACTGATAATTCGTCAGTAGGGCTTACCTGTAGTCTTTCTTTTAAGTCTTTACCTAATTGTTTCAGCTCTTCAGCTACCTGTATGTGTGCCTTGTCTACAGTTTCTCTTGCACCCTTCGTTGACATCTTATCTAAGTCTTGAAGGTTGTAGTCGTTAGTTGTAGCTATTGTATTTAATCTATTAGCTAACTCAGTAGCTCCCTCAGGGTCATTAGGCTCATTTGTTTTCTTATCGAATACTGAAGTAACACCGTCTTTTACTTTTCTTACTGTGTTTACACCACCAGTGACTGCATCAGTACCGACAGATACACCACCACCCATGGCTCCACCTACTACACCTGCATCTATAAATCTATCTCTAGCTTCTTTGAGTGTATAGTCACCACCTGATAGAGCTGAGGCTCCCATAGAAAGACCTTCTTGTATTCCTTCAGTACCAAACTCAATACCACTTTTTTTAAGTGTTCTTTTTGTAAATTCTTTAGATGCCTCTTTGAAACCTGCTTTATTGAGCCTCTGTGCTATCTGTTTTGCACTTAATTTAGCTAGTTGATCTTTGGGTATGACCTTACCTGCACCAAACTTGTCAAGTAAGCCTATAATAGCTCCAACTCCAACTGCTAAATTAGGGTCATAACTACCAGTTTTATCTTCAATTTCACTTGCAACCTCGCCTGTACCCAGTAAGGCACTACCTGCTAAAGTTACGCCACCGAATAATAAGGCTGCAGGGGCTGATACAAGGGCTGCTGCTGCTGTTGCACCTGCACCAACTAAGGATGCACCTGTAGTCATCGAGTTTTCAGCTACTTTTTCACCTATCCATCCAAATGCAGCCTCTAAGCCGTCTTCATCCCAAGTATCTGAGAATGACTTGTTGTATTTTGACTTGTATCCACCTTTGGCAATGTCTATTTCCTGTTGTTTTACAACATCGGTACCGTATTTCTCTACACCTTCTAGACCTGTAGCTCGTCCAAAGGCCTCGATACCTTTACCACCGAGTTTCTGAAATTGGTCAGCAGCAAAATCAAATACACCATCAGTACCTTGCTGTTGATTACCACCTTGCTGAGATACCTCTAAAGCTAATTCATCTAAAATCTTATCTAAAGTCGCTTGAGGTGTGCCATCAGGTATTTCATAGATGTCGTTACCAATTTGATATCTTGCCATTATTGACTACCTATTTTTTTGACTTCTACACCAAATCTAATCTGTGACTGAGAAGCCTGTTGGCTAGGAACGACTTGCATATTACCTGTCAGCCTTGCCTTTATTTTCTGTAAGGCTTGCTGTCTATCCTTAATCCAATCTATCCATGTGCTTTCTTGATTTAAGGCCACAGATGGAGCAGGTGACATAAATAAATCCATCTCCTTGTTAGAGATTGCACCCTTTGTCTGAGCAATACGAAGTAGTGTGTCATCGACTTTAAGTTTCTGAAGTAACAGTCTTGTCTTTGCCTTAGGGTCGCCTGTTAAGCTGTCCCACCAGGCTCTTATTGTGCCGTCGAATAAACCTGTAACACCACCATTTTTAATACCCATAATAGCACGATCCATATCACCGAGTGATTGGTCTATTGTTCCTAAGTAATCCTGGTCAGCTCTTGCCTGTTTAGCGTTTTTCTGTGATGCAGCTAAGTCTGCCTTATACTTTGCTAAACCCTGGCTACGGTTGTAGTCCATGATCTTGCCATACATATCAGTAGCATCAGCCATCTGCCTGTTACCACCAAGTTGTGAGTTAGCTAGTCCTGCACCACCTATACGGATAAGCATTTCGTTAAGGTCTATGTCTTCAGGGTATCTTACACCCTTGGTTAGCTCCTGGCTGTCTCTTCTTCTCATTAGGGTTGGTGAAGGGATGCTGCTTAATACACCTGCATTGTTATTATTATTAAGGGTGCTTGCATTAGCTGACATCATACCTGCATTTGTAGGCTTTTCATTCAACATTGTGTTTTGATTTAAGGCACCATTATTTGTGTTATTCATGCTTGCCATCAGTACTGGGTCAACGGCATAATTTTCAAAATATTCACTATATAGGTATTCGACTAAACTTCTATTTCCTTCACCTGTAATAAAGTTCTGTGCTTTAAGTTGCCTGTAGTAATTAGGGGTGAACATATTCATTTCATCAGTTCCTTCTTCAGCCATCTGTTGATTGATCTTGGCTATATTGTATGTGTCAGGGTTTTGGTCGATATAGTTCTTGGCTCTTTTTAGGTAAGCCTTGGTTTCGTCAGGAAGTTCTTCTATGTTCCTGCCTCTTTTAATCCAGTCATTTGTTTTCTTGGCACCCATGTTGTAACCAATCAATGTGTCGGCTAGGTTTTTAAATCCGTAGTGACCTGAGTAACCCTTGATTAACTCACCTGCTATACCCCTGGACTTTATGGGGTCAATGGCATCAGCCTGTATGTATGGATCCATGCCGTAGCCGTAGTTATGAAGGTACTTAGGCATAAGCTGATAGCCACCTATAGCACCTGCTCTTGACTTTGATTTATATGGGTTCCATCTGTCTTGCTCAGATAAGTGACCTGTTTCATTTTGTAGTATTAAGTCTAGTAGGGGAGGGGTTACGGCATTGCTATAGTTTGATAAATAGCCGTATGGTTGCATTGCTACACCTATGTAAAACTAGGCATTGCTGAACTTCCGAAACTACCACCAGTGCCGTAGTAGCTAAATGGATTACCACTTACACCGTAGTTGGTACCACCACCACCACCAAAGGCATTGGCTATCTTACCACCCATACCAAATCCCTGTACGGCACCCATAAGACCACTCATTCCTGGGTTATAAAGGTTTGGAGATATGTTAGAAGGTGAGTTCATAGGTGCCTTTCCTAAGACACCTGACATAAACTTATTGTATTGGTTTAACTGAAAGTCTCTGTCGTCTTCAAACTGTGACTTATCAGCATTAATTTGGTTCTGTGCATCTGTTTGGAATGCATTACCTGCACCAGTCATCATATTGGCTATGTTTCCACCCATGCCAAATCCCTGATTATAAGTGTTGGCAAGAGCCTGGTTGGCATTCATTTGATTAGCAAACTGGTTTTGGTTTTGAGTTAAATACCTACTGGCTAAGTTATCCTGTATGTTTGAAGTTACATCAGCCATACGGTCATCATAAGACCTACGAGCAACAGCATCAGCAACTCCTGCTCTACTGGAGTTAACATTGCCACTACCTGACGCAGCCATGTTAATACCTGGTAAAGTCTGTTCATTAAGCTGTCTAGTGCTGTCTCGCATAGCTGCCTGAACCAACGGACTAGAGTTGTTAATTGCATAATTTGTAGCATCTCCTATAGCATCCTGACCTGCACGACCATATAAGTCAGAGTAGTTGTTAGCGAATTGAGAACCCTGGTTCATGAAGTTCTGTGCATTGTTCATCTGACCCATGCCAAACTGGTTCATGTAGTCATAACCTGCCTTAGACATGTCATTCATATTGGCATAGGTGTCACCACCATAAGCACCCTTATCCAGGGAGTAATCTAAACCTGCTTGACCACCTTTATACCCATATTCAATGTATGGTTTAGCTAAGTTAAAACCTGCCATTTGAGCTTCGGTTGCTCTATCCATAGCTGCAGCATTTTTCTTAGCTGCTTGTTTGTTCATGACGCCACCAATAACGGCACCTGCTATTGCACCCCAAGCCATATTATATTCCTTTCATATTATTAAACGGCTGCCCAAGCAGTTCCGTTGTAAACGACTAAACCACTAAACCCATTAGACAATGGATCCCATGGTGATACAGCATACCTAACCATTCCCTTGATAGGGTTTTCAGGTTCTATATCTGCGACGACTATTGCAGCTATCTGCAGCTGCCTAATTGCATTCTCTAATCTCTGTAGCTCATCCTGGAGGTATCTCCTCATACCCTCTTCAAATACTGGGTATTGGCTTCTGCTATATCCCTGAACGACTACATTAGTTTTACTGTCTACTGCCATTATCTTGCACCAGTAGCTGATATGTCGATGTCGAAACCTGATACCTCAAAGTCTTTATTGTCAGACACAAGTATCTTATAACTCAGGTAGCGACCTGATGAACGGCTATCAATCTTATAGTCACTGCTAGTGTTAAAGGTTGTTGAGCTGCCGTATGTAGGCAGTGTGTTAGGTATGTCAGATGCACCGAATGTAAATGTAATGTCTTTGTTAGAGTTCGTTGTTGTTGCCTGTGGGTATATGGCGTTAACAACCTTGTATCCACTTAAGGGAACTTTAGTTTCATCCAGGTCAATTCCTATACGCTCCACCTGGGATGGCTTAACTGCCTCAGTGTCTAACTGAAAGGCAACACGTCCCTCATCGGATAAGTCTAATGCAAACAGCTTGTCTGAGGTCAGACCATCAGCTGTCAAGGATTCACCTACCATTAGTGTATGTCTGTCGAAGCTGTCTTCCTGGGCGTAGTAGGTACCACCTGTTAAGTCATACTCTAGACCAGTAGCCCCTGCATAGGTAACAATGGAGTTGATGTTTGCTACTGTGCCTGATGATACGTTAGGTAAATCCATGAATGACCAGGTGTTGTTTCTGTAGTTATAAACTGCAGCTCTATTACACCTGTTAGCATTAGGGAAGTTTACCAGGGCATCACCTGATAGGTAGCAGAAGTATATCTCATT